CCAAGCCAACCATGCTTCGGCTCCCTTGTTCGTTAAGGAACTTTGGAATGGAAGTGACAAGCTTGTCTTGAACTGGCTTAGACACCGCAAGAGCCGCNGCGGCACCAGCGACGAGAGCAATCATTTGATCATCGGTGAGATTGAATGGGTTCTTGCTTTCTGGAGCCTTTTGCTCTTGTTGTGGCATAGCATAACTACCCTGAGGTTGTGGAGCGGTCATTTGTGGCATCATGCCTTGCATTCTGGGCTCCTCCGCCATCATTGGTGGTTCCATCATAATGTCATTAATTGGAGTAGAGTCCATCGTCTGTTTATTTTGACTCACATTTTTTTCGGGTTGTTGTAACGCTTCACGCTCGTTACTGATAAAACTTGTTGTTGGGTTATCATTCAACGGAACCATTCCATCACCATTGTCAGCAAGATTTAATGTATTTATATCCGTGGACATTTAGTATAGTCTTATGTTTTTGAAAAAAATGAGTGACGCAGTCTATATTAGAGAATTGAAATTATAGACTGATAAGAATGAATGATTTTGTCAATCAGCCTATGATTACCTACATTGGTAATAAAAGAAAACTTGTAAAAGTCATAGAAGAAGTTGTGACTAAACTTAAACCACAAACATGTGCTGATGCGTTTTCTGGTTCTGGTGTTGTGTCAAGAATGTTATTGATACATTGTGAAAAACTACATGTCAATGACTTGGAAAAGTATTGTGAAGTTTTGTCTGAGTGCTTTTTGAAAACACCTTCTTGGTTTGATCAAGATGAAATCGTAAATCATTTGAGTGAAATGAATAATTGTCCTGATAAAGTTGGGTTTATTACTGAAATGTATGCCTCTGACGAAAGACAGTTTTATACACCCGAAAATGGGAGAAGAATTGACGGAATGTTAGATTACATTGAGAGATGTGTTCCCAAGCATCTCAAATCTTATTGTCTTGGACCTCTCATTGTGAAAGCGAGCATTCATACAAATACATCTGGTGTGTTTAAGGGGTTTCATAAAGGTGGTTGGGGTGGTAAAGGTGGTCACGCGCAAGATAGAATTATGAAAAGAATTGAAGTTGAAACACCCATATGGATTGAACCATGTAAAAATGTTGAAGTGAAACGACAAGATGCGTGTGACTTTTTGGAAGAACTACCAAAAGTTGATCTCATTTATCTAGATCCACCCTACAACCAACACCCATATGGATCAAACTATTTCATGCTCAATCTAATTTGTANCAATGAAAGACCTCATACAGTTTCTAAAGTATCAGGTATTCCTGGAGACTGGAACAAAAGTCAGTATAACTACAAAAACAAGATCAAAGATGCTATGAAACGTACCTTGGAACTAGCAACTACTAAAGCTAAACATACCTTGGTGTCATATAATAATGAAGGGTTTATATCATTACCCGAATGGGAAGAACTTCTTCAACCATACACATATGAAAAAATTGAAATAGACTACAGTTGTTACAAGGGAAGTCGTAACAGAAAAAATAGACCTAGTAAAGTTACAGAATACTTATTTGTTATTTCGTCTTTGTAATTTTAAGGTTTGTCTTTTTAGTTGCCTTCTTGGCATCATCTTCCTTTTGTTGGAGGTACTTAGGGTTGTACATCTGTTTGTGAAGTCTCCAAAGATCTGGGCTACCAACTCTAAAGTTCTTACGAAGGGACGCCTTGTACCAAAAGACACAATCCTGTATTTTATTGGATTTAACCGTATTATCTAACACCAAACACTCGTAGTTTTCTGTACAAGCATCCATCACTTTATTAAACATGTCAAAGGTTGGAAAGATGCCAAAGAATGATTTATAGAGTTTTTCTCTGTTCTGTATGATATTCTCCCTGAGTACAAACACATAGTCCACATTCGCCCGTAACGCCGGTGGAAGATCCATCACATATTGCATTGTCAACATGAAGAAGATCTTCCAGTGACGCCCGTTCATAAAACATTGTCTGATACACGTATCCTTAAGAAACTTACTGTCATACATACAATCATCTAAAAGCATGAATGCTCCACAATTTGTTTTACCCGCACCCACCAATTTACGTTGCCTGGACATTACCCGTTCTATCGCATCTCTATCGTAGTCACCGTACACAAACAAGTCTGGAACAAATTCTGAATAGAAGTGATTTCCTTCTTCTGTACCAGACAACACAATTCCGGCTGGTAGATGTTTCTTGTAGTACATGATGTCTTTCACCAGGGTTGATTTCCCTGTGTTGCGCTTACCTACAAAAACACACACCCGATCGTCAGTCATCGTCTCGGGTTTGAATTTCCTCAATTGAAGATTCATTCTACTCTAGTGTCCCGTTTTATTTAGCAAAATTTTACTCACATAATGTAGGAATGTCAGGTCGCTTGAGACTTGCCGCCACTGGGATCCAAGATCAATGGCTCACAGGAGATCCACAATTTTCATACTTCCTGATGAACTTTAAAAGACATACAAAGTTTGCTATAGATTATATAGAGAGTCAGTTTGACGGAGATACTACTTTTGGTAAAACAGTAACATGTCGTGTACCAAATGATAGAGGTGATCTTGTTAGAAACATAACTTTAAAAATAACCCTTGACGATCCGTCATCTGGATATGAGTGGTGTCCATCTGTTGTATCACATCTCATAGAAAGTGCCGAGCTCCTCATTGGTGGTCAGACCATTGAAAAGATTACAGGTGAGTACATTTACATGCATCAGCAACTCTATAATACAGATGATGACATTGATCAAACCGTCTATTTTTTAAACAGTCATGGTAATACCATTCAATTTACTGGTGATTACACATACTATTTAGATCTTCCATTCTATTTCTATAGAAATCCAAGTTTAGCTATACCAACTTGTGCTTTACAAAACAACTGGTTGAAGTTAGAATAAAACTAAGACCACTTGCTGAACTTGTCACAGGTTCCAATCCAGAAAATGCCACAGCAAATCTCAAAAAGTTTTCACTTGACACAGAGTTTGTAGTTCTCACCGACAACGAAAGAAACTTTATGATGTCTAGACCACTTGATTATATCATCACTCAAGTTCAAATGTCAAAGTTTGTAATGAAAGCTGGTGAAAATACTAAATCTGTAATGTTAAATTTTTCACACCCAGTGAAAGAAATGTTTTTTGTTTCTCAGTCGGAAGCCGCTGTGACGGCAAATTATCCAAACAGGTACAATACGATAGAAAATGTAAAACTTCAATTCAATAACGAAATAGTTTTTGATAGAGATAGAAAGTTTCTTGTATATGAACAAGCTTTAAAACATCACATAAGCCCACCCGAACTTGGAACAAGTACTTACAATGAATCTGAGTTCGCAATGTACAGTTTTTCACTTTACCCAGAACTTTACTACCCAACTGGTCAAGTTAATATGAGTAGAATATCACATAAACTTCTTACAATTCAAATAAATCCAATCAATGGTAGTGACGATAACAACACACGAGTATATGCAGTGAATTATAATGTACTTCGTGTAGAAAGTGGTTTAGCTGGTTTAAAATTTTAGATTCTTATATTAGTAATGGCTGGTGTCGTTCAGCTTTTAACATCTGGACCCCAAGACAGGTTCTTCACCATAGATCCAGACTACACATACTTTTTGCAAAGTTTCAAAAAACATTCAAACTTTTCAAGAGAGTATGTGAATATTGATTCAGAAAATGTGGTAGATTTTGGTGGGAAGGCGCGATTCAAAATACCACAAAACACCGGTGATCTACTACAGACAGTCAGTGTTAGAATAAAATTACCAAGTATTTCTACGATACTTTACACAGATCCAAGATTTATAGAATCAATTGGTCATGCTCTCATTGAATATGTAGATCTCATTATTGGTGGGAAGATTATACAGAGAATTCCAAGTGATTACCTTCAGATATATTCAGAGCATTTTGTTACACAAACAAAACAAAGAGCTTTGAAACAATTGATTGGAAAGTATCCAGAGAGAACAATTGATACCAGAGTTTCAGACAAAGATATATTGGGTGTCATAGGTACCGCTGATACTGAAGATGTATTTTTTGTAGATATTCCATTTTACTTCTATAATAATCCAGAATTGGCTATACCATTGTGTGCGATCAAGAAGCAAGAAGTTGAAGTTGAGTTCAAACTACGCGATCACGATCACTTGATCATAAAAGGTACAACTGGAGAACTTCAACCAGTGACACCTGGTAGTATCCATATCAAAGATTTCACTTTGTGTGCCGAAGTTATCTTTTTAGATCCATGTGAAAGATTGAAAATTGAGAATGAGAAGAGCGGGACTATGTTATCACACAAGTTCAACAGAACATTTTTAACATTGATCAAGGTGTTACCCAAGGATCATTCAATCTTGATTTTGTAAATCCTGTCAAAGA